ACGGAAGCCGACGCCCGCGACTATGTGGTGAGTGATCTGGAACCGATCTTCTCGGCCACGCCCGAGCTGAAGGGGCTCATGTCTGCCGAGGCCGACGAAGCTGGACGCAATACTCTGCTATCCCGCCGCTTTCCCGGTGGCAGCCTCAAGGTGGTGGCCGCCAAAAGCCCCCGCAACCTGCGACGCCACAACGTCCGCGTCTTGTTAATCGACGAAGCCGATGCGATGGAACCCGGCCCGGAAGGCTCGCCTCTCACGCTGGCCGAGCGCCGCACCCTGAGCTTTCCAAATCGCAAGATTGTGTTGGGCAGCACGCCAACGCTTGAGGCCACGTCCAACGTGCTGCGAAGCTATGCCAATAGTGACTCCCGCGTCTATGAGTGCCCGTGTCCGCACTGTGGCGACTTCCACGAGATCACGTGGGCGGACATCCAATGGCCCGAAGGCGAGCCCCTGATGGCCGCCTATGTATGCCCGAGCTGCGGTGCAGTGACCGAAGAGCGGCAAAAGCCTGCTATGGTGGCCGCCGGGCGCTGGCGGATCACCAAGCCCGAGGTGGAGGGCCACGCCGGTTTCCGGCTCAACGCGCTTGTCTCCACACTGGCAAACGCGAGCTGGGGCAAGATTGCGCAAGAGTTTCTGGAATCGAAGGCGCACCCGGACAAACTACAAGTCTGGACCAATACCCTCATGGGCCAAGGCTGGCGTGAGGTTGCCGAAGAGATTGACGACGCGGCACTGGCCGCCCGCGCTGAGCCATTCGCGCTGCCCGACGCGATCCCGCCTGAAGTGCTCTTCGTCACCTGTGGCGTGGACGTGCAACGGGACCGGCTGGAAATGGTCTTCGTGGGCTGGAGTCGAGATGAAGTCTTCATTCTGGGCCAAGATGTGATCTATGGCGACCCGATGGGCGATGACGTGTGGGCGGAACTAGACGACGCCCTACGCACCGTCTGGAAGCACCCCAAGGGCGGCTTCCTGCGCGTGGACGCCACGGGCATCGACGCGGGCGATGGCGTGACGATGGATCGAGTCATTGGCTTTTGCCGTCCGCGCATGGGTCGCCGTGTCTATGCCGTGAAAGGCGCGTCTGGCGACCGGCAGGCGATCAAGGCCAGCGACACGAGGGGTGCACGGCTCTTCATCGTGGGCGTGGATGGACTCAAGGGCCAGCTTATCAACCGGCTGACCCGTGGCCGCTCTGTGCGCTTCTCTGACACGCTGGAAGGTCGCTTTTATGAAGAGCTGGCGTCAGAGCGGCTTGTAGTGCGATATCGTATGGGCGCACCGATCCGGCAATGGGAACGAACGCCGGGCCGCCGGGCAGAGTCTTTGGATTGCGTCATCTATGCAATGGCCGTGCGAAATTTGGTGAACGCCAACGTGGACCGACGCGCTGAAGAGATTGAAGCGGTGACAATGCCAAAACGCCGCGCTACCGTTGCGAAAAGTAAATGGCTTGGAGAGAGATAAATTGGCGGCACTAACTTCTGGTTTTGCAACCCTAGTGATAAGCGGGGTCGTGGCAATGGCGGGTTTCTTCATGGGGACCAGAGTTGGAAAAGAAACAAGAGACCGAGCAATGATGCGGGAGAAGTATTCCGCTCTTTATCAACATTTCTATGCATTGACGGAATGTGCCGAGAAATTTGAGCCAAAAACGTGGAGCAGTTTTTCTAAGCTGCCACACCAAGAACCGCCTGTTTTCGCCTTGAAGCGAAGCGGCGAAGATTCGTTGTTTCCAGAACGCCTTGTGGCGATCATGACAGATGCTGAGAAGGCACTACTGGTTGCCGGATGGAAGCTGGAGTCGGTCAATGAGAAGATAAAGGATCTATCCCTCGAGAAATTTAAGGCTTTCGGTGCCACAAAAATTACTCAAGGCTCCGGTTCAAGCAACCCTGTTGAGCCGAGGCGCATCATGAGGCTTTCAGATGATGAGTGCAGGCGGACCGCTGCTTTAATCTTAAAAAGCGATGCGCCTAGGATCACAATGAGCGGTCATAAGATGCTCGACGGACTAGGGATTGCAAAGACTGACCTGTCCGAAGAAACACTTTCGCAGCTTTTCGTCGATCTTAAGTCTGCCTACTCTTCTGATCCCGAAATAGATGGTGCGGTTGTCGAGCTGCAGGGCGCTATTTCCCAAGCTCAACCCGTTCTAAAAGAGCTTAAGGCTCGCATCCGTGAGCCTCACCATTTTTGGGAGACAGTTAATAGTGCGCTCAGTGATCCTCTTAGAAAGAGAGCATAAAATATGCGCCCTACAGGATTTTAGTCGAAGCTATTCCGCTTCCATTCTAATTGCTCCAAGAGCGAGTTGCGGGCGGCTTCGGGCAATTCCTCAATTGTCTCCACTCGCCACCCTTTCAGGATAAGGCGAAGGAAACGCTGAGCTTCTCGCTCGGCTTTTTCTCTTTGGCGTTTAGTTGGCATGGGCTCTCTCGGTATTAGTGGGGGCGCGGAGATTTATGGGATGACCGCGCCCCCTTACTTGCCCGTGATCGGGTCAGACCGGGCAAATTTCGTGTGGCCGGGTGGGTAAAGCAGAGAAATCCCACCCGGCCACTGGCTCTCGATTGTAGGCTACCAACCCTACGACTCACCTTGTACGGCAATATATCTGATTCCACAACATCTGATTTAATAAAAACCGAATCCTTGACTTCCGATATGTGGTGCGGCAACTTGGCTGGGCACCTATGGAGGTTCCTGTGACCAAAACTTTTACTGCCGCCCAGCTCGGGCAACTCATTGCAAGCGAAGCCCTGTCGCCTGACTCGGCTCGCCTGCGGATCAAGAATTTTGTCGCAAAAGGCTACATCGTCACCCGTCAACGGTCGGATAGCGACAAGCGGGGCACGTTGCTATTCTCCACCGGCGACGCTGTGACCGCCGCCGTCCTGTCGCGCATGGTAGACCTTGGAGGCCTTTCCAAAGAGGCCATGCAAGCCGCTGCAACGCGCCTTCAGACGTGGCGTCCGGGCGAGGGGGAGAACCCGCCGGAGAGCCCTGCCGAATGGATGTGGAGCGAATACGCTCTAGCCCCTAAAACGCCGCCGGGCTTCACCTTGCACATTGCTTGGCAACAAAAGCCTTCCGGCACCGTGAATTGCCGTGCCGCGCTTTCTCATGGTGAACGTGGCGAGCTTGGCGAAGGTATGACCCTTGCCGCCGATGCTGTGCCGCTGGCAAGTCTTCTAGTTGCCGTTGATAAGCTCTTGCCCGAGTTGGCTGCCCGTATCGACCGCATGGGGAGGGCGCAATGATGCAGCCCACTCCTGAACAACAGGCCGACTTCTTGGAAAAAGTTCTCCCGCTGGCTGAAAAGCTCGTAGCTTCTGAGAATTTTGCGGTCCGTAAAGGCAATCCCGTTTCCCGAGCGGTTAATCTCGCAATGGGTCTGTCTCCCCGAAGCAAAACTGAGTCACGTTTGCAAGAGCAGTTGCTGGCTATGGTGGCCATCGCCTACCCCGGCGACGAATACCCGACGATGTGTGCACCGTCGGAGCTGGCTACAACGGTGCATTGATGGCGTTCCCCTTCGGAATTTCACGCCTCTTTAAGCGCGAAGCCGCCCCGGTGGCCGTCCGGTCCTTTGACGCGGCTGCCGGTGGCCGTCGCGGTGCGGGATTCGGGCGACATTTCGGCTCGCACGGCACCGAGACGCTGGCCGCCGCCATTCCGGTGCGCGCCCGGGCTCGGCACGCCTACGCCAACAACGGTTACGTGCGGAATGCTGTGGACGCGATTGTAGCTGAGGCGGTGGGGGCGGGCATCGAAGCCAATTCGGCCTATCTCGACAAGGATGTGGCGGCGCTGATCGACAAGGCGTTCTCCGACGCCGATATGGACGCCGAGGGGCGCACTGACTTTCGCGGCATGACCGCCGCCGCCGTGCTGGCCGAGATCGTGGACGGCGAAGCCCTCTTCGTGGCCGAGCACCGGGGCAGCACCGTCTGGCGGCAGTACCCTGCCGAGACGCTGGACGAGTCTGACACCCGCGAGCTTGCCAACGGTGGTTACGTGGTGGCGGGCGTGGAGTTCGCTGCCAATGGCACACGCCGCGCCTATCACTTCCGCCCCCAACGCCCGACCGATCTTTTCCCGACTGCGCAAGAGTCTATCCGCGTTCCGGCTGAAGACGTGATCCACATTTTCCGCCAGCTCGGCCCGGGCCAAGTGCGCGGCATTTCCCAGCTCGCCCCGATTCTGTTGACCGTCAATGAGCTGGACCAAGCCCTAGACGCCATGCTGGTGGGGCTCAAAATCTCTTCCATGTTCGCGGGCTTCGTCACTGACACCACGAACATGGGCGGCGCTGGTGAAGCCTTCCCCGAAGCCGATGGTGGCGACATCTCCCTTGAACCCGGCGTGGTGCGTGTCTTGCCGGGTGGCACTGACATCAAGTTTGCCGCGCCTGAGCAAGCCAAAGAGTCCATCGCCTTCGCAAAGCTGACGCTCGGCCAGATTGCCGCTGGGCTGGGCGTGCCCCAGCACCTCGTGGACGGCGATCTGAGCCAAGCCAACTATTCCAGCCTGCGGGCGGGGCTTTTGCCGTTCCGAGCCAAGATTGAGCAATACGTTTATCACACGCTGGTCCCGCAATTCTTGAATCCGATCTTCCGGCGTTTCGTCACCGACGAATACGTGGCTGGGCGGCTGGACGTGGCCGACCTGAGCGTCGCGCAAAAGGCCGAATGGCTGCCGCCACGCCCGATGCAGGTGGACCCGCAAAAGGACATGGAAGCGGCACGTGCTGCCCTCGACATGGGGCTGACCAGCCGCCGCCAAGCCGTCGCGCAACTCGGCTGGAACGTGGCCGAGCTGGACCGAGAGATTGCCGCTGACCGCGCCCGCGAAGCGGAGCTTGGCCTGACCTTCAGCGCAAAGGAAACCACCAATGCCCCTTGATGATATTTTGATGCGGGCTGCGTTTCGCCCCAACAGCTACAACCCAGAGACACGCCGCGTTTCGGCAGTGATCGCCACGCCGTCGCCTGTCACGCGCCGCGACGCCCGAGGCAAGGTTCTCGAAGTGCTGACCGCTGACACGCTGGACCTGTCCAACGTCGTGGGGCTGCCTGTTCTGGACTCTCACAATACTTCGTCTGTCCGCCACCAGATTGGCCGCGTGCTTTCGGTCTCTATCGAAGGCGACAACGTGGTGGC